CCCTGAAATTTTTTTTTCGATCGTGGGCGCAGATTGAGCTCGATCTCTCAATATTTTTGGCGCTCTCATGGTACCACCTCAAAAGCCCTTATGAATCAAGGATTTACAGCCCACCTAGAAATCAGCAGGCACGCCAGTTCCCGAGAACCCGCGGTCCGCCATGGACCTAGAAATAAATTGTACAAAAACATAAACCTTTTATAATCAATCACTTGCATCGAGTAACAAACCGTGCTCTAATATGGTTCTATGAAGGAATACCCACATATATACGGGTATTCCTACCAAAGACCGCTCATAATGGGCTCTTTCATATGACTCCTCCTTGTACAGGCACCCTCGTTGTTCGCGCAGCGGGGGTTTTCTGTTTCTGGGGGAAGAACAAATAAAGCGGGGTACCGCGCACAAGTTAGGTGGTAACAGACACTGCCAAGAATAGAAAGGTCTAACCCGAGGGAACGGATTGCCAAGGCTCTGCGCCTTTAATGGAATAACCCGAGGTAATGGATTGCCAAGGCTATGGGCCTTATGCTTGATGACTTGTCTCGTTACCACCTTACACCACAAGGGCACTGATTATGCAATACAGCTTGGATAAACTAGTTACAGGACAACCCTACCAAAAAAGGGTGGTCTTGACAGGACTCCTAGTTAAAGGGGAGCAGTTTAAGATAAGCGATAACGCAGTAGTCACTGCTCGCATTAGAGCTACCGTTGGCACGCTAGCTTACACCGACTGGCGCACATTAACTAAGAACGCTAATCGGGAGGATGACTGGGATATATCGGTCATCGATCTAAACCTACCTGCCGTGGACACCACGGAGGTCCCCGCAGAACCCAGTGTTTTAATTGATGTGAGAGTAGTTGGTCCGTACGTCGAAGCAGACGGAACAGACAGCGCTGATACTTTTGATAAGACATGGACTTACATTGTTAGCGTAAGTCAGGGAGCAGCGTAACATCCAACACACGGTCATGTATGGAAACTTTTTCGGTCAACAGGTTAGCCCAGCTAACTGGAGTAGATAGACGAACATTAATCAAGTATCTTGTAGGATACGCTCCAGACAAAAAGTCTGCGAAGCGGGAAGAGTACTCGTTTAAGACAGTCGCTATAGCACTATCCGTTATGCCCTCTTGGAAGGTCAAGGGAGCAGACGCTGGGGGAATAGAGAATGATCCAGATAAGATGGATCCTAAGGACCGTAAGGATTGGTACGACGCAGAGAACAAGCGCCTCGCGTACGAGAAGCATTGCGGGGAATTGATACCCGCGGAAGAAGTACGGGACGTAGTAGCGGAAGCATTTAAGATGTTAGTGTTCGCACTAGATACGCTTCCAGACAGAGTAGAGCATGAGGTTGGGTTACAGCCTGATCAGTTAAAGGTGTTCCTTGCATCGGTAGATGACGCAAGACAATCTTTGGCACATAACCTTCAGCACTTCCTTGATCCCGATGGGGAGGAAGTGTCGGAGGAAGTTCAGGGTGATTAATAGCTTCGCCACAGCTAGGGCAACCCTAGCCAGAACGGTCGACGTAATACGTCCTCCGAAGAGATTAACAGTTACAGAGTGTGCTGAAGAGTACGTTTATCTTAAGGATGAGGCGTACACAGGTTATTACAATTCTAGACTAGCTCCCTTGATGAGGGAACCAGCGGACGCCTTGACCTCTAGGTTTTACGATAGCGTGATTCTAGCGGCGGGTGTACAGAACGGTAAGACTCAATCGGTGATCCTTAATGGAGCCGCACACAAGATCATAGCGGATCCAATGGATGCGATGATCATTGAAAAAGATATGGCTTCCGCAGGGGATTTCTCTGTAAGGCGCCTTGATCGGATGATTGCAAACTCCGACAAATTAAAGAGCCTGTTACTTGCTGGTAGATCAGCAGATACAACATGGCGGAAGAAGTTTAAGACGGGGCAGCTACTTAACGTTGGTTGGCCCAGTAAGAATCAGCTAGCGGGCAAGCCTATTGGCTTTATGCTAGGAACCGATTACGATCGGTGGCCTGATGATATCGGCGGAGAAGGATCTGGTTTCGATCAGATGCAGAAACGTACGACCACGTACATGAGTAAAGCCATGTGCGCAGTAGAGAGCACGCCTTCTAAGGAGGTTGATGATCCTACATGGAAGCCCTCCGAGGATAGACCTCACGAGGCACCACCAACCAAGGGTATCCTTGGTTTGTACAATACGGGAGACCGTAGAATGGTTTACGCTAAGTGCCCTCATTGCGAGGAGTACTTTAGACCGAGCCCTGATCCAGATGAGTCGATGTACTTACCCCCTCATGAATCAGTAGAGGAGCGTGCGGCAGGAATAGCTTTGATATGCGCGTTGTGCGGAGAACACATAACCCGTGACCAAGAGAAGGCTTTTCGTTTAACAGGAACTTGGTTAAAGGAAGGGCAGACGATTGATTCGGAGGGTGTTAAGCACGGAGAAGGAAGAGTCTCTAAGAGAGCAAGCTTCTGGTGCGCTGGATGGTTCGCAAGTTTTAATAGCTGGTTTGACATAGGGTTAACCTACGCCAGAGCAGAGGATCAGTACGAAAGAACGGGCGACGAAGACTCGCTTAAGAACGTTTACAACCAAGAGTTCGTTCACCCTTATGTACCGAAATCTAGAAGATCACAATCTACGGATTTCGCGCTGCTTAAGGAACGTGCCTTGGATATAGAGAGGTTCACTGTTCCAGACGGAGTTAGGACCCTGATCACAGCTGTCGATGTACAGGGTGGTAAGGGATCTAGATTCGAGTTTGGTATGTTCGGGATGGGAACAGAAAACAGGGCGTGGTACCTTGATAGGTACACCCTGACCGAGACCGATCGAGAAGGCAAGACGGACAGAATACAGCCCGCGGTTTACGAAGAGGATTGGTCCCTGCTAGACGCAAAGATCAACGCTACTTATAAACTTAAGGACGGCAAGGAGTTGATGAATCACTTCCTAGTTGTGGATTGTGGCGGCGAAGCGGGTGTTTATGATAACGCTCTTAGCTGGTACAGAAAGCTCCCTATGTCCTTGAAAAGAAAGTGTTTTCTGGTCAGAGGTATGGGCGGGGACAGCGTTAAGAAGAATATTAAAGAGAATCAGGACAAGGTAATTCTAAGCTGGCCTGATTCCCGAAAGCAAACTGGACAGAGGAACGTTTCCAGTAAGGGCGATGTGCCAGTTCTGATGATCAATACGGATCGTTTTAAGGACGACATTGCTGGTCAGTTGGACAGAGATTTCGATGGTTGGGGGTTCGTACAGTTCCCCAAGTATTTCAAAGACAGACACTACGAAGAGCTGCTTAACGCGGAGATTCGAGAAGCGAAGGGTTGGGTACAGATAAGAGGCAAGGCAAACGAGTCACTGGATTTATTCGTTTATGCACTAGCCGCTTGGCACCAACTCGGCGGACATAGTATTTCGTGGAACAGACCTCCCTTATGGGCGGCGGACATGGAAAAAAACAGTAACGTAGTCTCCGCTGGAGTTAGGCGAAGTGTGAAGGCGCGACCTTATAGGAGGGTACATAATGCAGGTAGATAATTATACTGAGTCGGATTTAAGGTATCTCCAAGAGGCAATAGCTGCTGGTGAACTTAAGTCAAAGCATCAGGATCGGTATGTAGAGTATAGAGATCTGGATGAAATGCTTCGTATTGAGCAGAGAATTATTGCTTCTCTACAGAGTAAGGATTCTCCATCTAAGAGTCGCGTGCAGTCCTTTAGACTTAACATCAGCTCGGGGTTATAAGGATGGGTGTTATAGCGGATTATATTCTCGGACGCTCTGCAGAAGCAGCTGTTGAGGAGACCCCCAAGCAGAACTCTCGTAGCACGCATAACGTATCAGCTAGTAGAGGAACACGCTCTGCAGTAATGGCAGGCAAGCCAGCGGGCCCGAACTCGGCGGTTAGCCCTGAGCTTCGACTATCTCAGGATAGAGCTAGAGACGCGGTTCGAAATGGTCCTTATATTAGCAACGGATTACGGTCCCTAGTTAAGCACGAGATCGGCACAGGTATAACTTGTACGTTTGAGAATGAGGACGAGAACCTTCGGGACGAGCTTAACAGCTTGTGGAAGGAAAGCATACCTACTATGTTCGCGGAACATGTGGGGCACTTGTACGCTGCACAGAGACTAATAAGTCGGGGCAGAAATGAGGTAGGGGAGATCTTTATAAGACGTCGCAGAAGACCCGCTTATAAAGGAATGGCTGTTCCTATGCAGTGCCAGTTACTTGAGTCAGACATGTTGGACCCAACGTTCAACAGAACTCTTAATAACGGCAACCAGATTATATCTAGTATAGAAATGAATACTAGCGGCGAGAGGATAGCTTACCACTTCTTTAAGAAGCATCCCTCGGACAGAACATTTGGTACCTTCACTAGTGAGGGTACCCAGAGAGTAAGGATATTAGCGAAGGATGTTATCCATCACTACATACCCTTGCGAGCAGGTCAGCTTAGAGCGTTACCCGTGTTTTCTTCGGGTATATTCAAGAACTCTAACCTCGAAGCGTATGATGATTATGAGTTGGAGCGCAAGAAAAACAAAGCATCCTTCACGGGTACCATTGAGCGCGAAGCGAGATACGACCCAGCGACTGGAGTACAGATAGATCCTTTAACAGGAATACCATTTGATATGGGGGATGAGCCCTTACCATCGGTGTCTTTTCAGGCGGGATCAATAACCCAGTTAGGTGATGGTGAGAACCTGAACCTATTTGATGGTGAGTCGGGAGGAGAGTTCTACGCGGACTATATGAGACAGCAGCTTATGGCTATCTCTGCATCTTTCGGTGTCCCTTATGAGCTCGTTACGGGTGATTGGAAGAGCGTTAATGATCGTATTTTAAGAGCGATACTTAATGACTTCCAGAGAGAGATTGAGGCAGTCCAAGAGATTTATTTAATACAACAGGTTCTTGAGAAGATCGCTGAATGGTGGTTGGATGAGGCGGTGTTTAGTGGAGCTATCAGTCTTCCAGATTACGCGAACAAGAAAAAAGAATATCTAGCCACAGACTGGCGCCCGCAGGGTTGGGCTTATGTACATCCTTTACAGGATGCTCAGGCAGCTGTAGCAAGAATAGGGGCGGACCTAAGTACTCACGAGAAAGAAGCTCGAAAGCTTAATTGCGATTCTTCGAAAGTACTCGAGGCTAACATAGCTCACGCCACTCGTAAAAAACAATTGATGAGCGAGAACGATCTCCTTGTAGAGGAGAAAGAACCCGCCGAAGAGGACGAGGAGAAATAAATGAAGAACCTTAATTTAGCGGGGCGGATCTTTAACACCCCTTTGTTGGTTGAGCAGGGATACCTAGCAACGTTCGTCGCAGCTTTTGCGGCGAAACAACCAGATTATAATCTAGAAACAATCGCTCTATCTGATGGAACCGAATTGACTCCTATGGAAGCAATGCACGGTGCTCCGAAAAGATCAAGAGCGGAGAGTTACACGGTACACGAAGGTGTGGGTGTTATCCCTATCAGCGGGACTCTGGTTAATAAGGGCAGTCAGATACCCAGTATCTCGGGTATGCAAGGATACAATGGGATACTCGGATTATTCTCGAGCGCACTGAACGATCCAAGAGTAGAGTCGATTGTATTAGATATCGATTCAAGCGGAGGAGAGGTTGCTGGTTTATTTGAGCTCTGCGATCTTATCGCGGTCTCTAGAGACGAGAAGCCTATCGCCGCTTATGTGGGAGAGACAGCTTGCTCAGCAGCGTACGCTATAGCGTGCTCCGCGGAGACGATCTATATGCCCCGAACGGGGGTAGTAGGTTCTATTGGTGTGGTAGTAGCTCACCAAGATATGTCCGAGAAATTGGCTAATGAGGGAGTTAAGGTAACTCTCCTTCATGCAGGAAAGCACAAGGTTGATGCTAATCCGTTCGAAGCATTGTCCGACGAGGTGAGAGCCTCGATACAGACTAGGATTGACGAAACGAGATCAATGTTCGTTGAGCTGGTTGCAACAAACCGTGGACTACCTACGCAGACTGTGATGGACACAGAGGCGCAGGTGTACACTGGAGCGAGAGCAGTTGAGCTTGGCTTGGCTGACGAAATTATGTCATTTAACGAGGTTATTACAACTATGACTAAGAAAACTAATCAGGGCGACCAAGCCGCTAATACCGCTATTACTGGCGCGAACGCAGCTGAAGACGCTCCCATACAAACAAGCAAGGCGTTCGATGCAATGGCTATCGTGAACCTATGTGAAGAAAAATCAGCGAGTCACCTCGCGGGCTACTTCATTAAGCAGGGCGCTAGTGAGGATACCGTAAAGGCTTCCTTAGACACGTTAGGTAAGTTG